TTCCTCGACAGTCGCCACGGCCGCCACTTTGCGGACGATGTGCAAAACGGGCTGTACGGGGGCCAGACCCTGGCGGACGCGATCACCGCCGCCACCCAAAAGTGGATGGGCTGGACGATTGGCCGCCAGACCAGCAAGCAGTACGGCATCCCGCGCGGCCTGCCTTACCTGACGGGGTTCGTGATTCATTGCGAGATCGCGGAAGAGTCGCTCGCCGCCTGATCATCGAACAGCGCGCCATCCGACTCACGGGTGGCTTGCTTGCCAGTCCATTCCTGCCAGCGGCGCACGATCACGTCCGCGTACTTCGGGTCGAGCTCGATCAGCCGTGCCAGCCGTCCTGACTTTTCGGCGGCGATCAGCGTCGTGCCGGAGCCCCCGAACGGGTCGAGCACCACGTTGCCCGGTCGGCTCGAATTGCGGATCGCGCGCTCGACCAACTCCACCGGCTTCATCGTCGGATGCAGGTCGTTTTTCTGCGGCTTCTTGATGTTCCAGACGTCGCCCTGGTCGCGGTCGCCGCACCAGTGACGCTGCGCGCCCTCGGGCCATCCGTACAGGATTGGCTCGTACTGGCGCTGGTAGTCGGCCCGGCCCAGCGTGAAGGTGTTCTTGGCCCAGATGATGAACGTCGACCACTTTCCACCGGCGGCACGGAACGCTGCCTGCAGCACATCCAGTTCGCTGGACGACATCGCCACGTAGATGCCGCCCCGGCAGTTCCCGATGGTCGGCGTCAGCGCCGCCAGCAGGAAGTCGTAGAAGCCGTCGCCGAGGTTGTCGTTCAGGATTGCGCGATCCTTGCCCCGCATCTTGTCCTTGGCGCTGTTGGCGTAGTTCACGTTGTACGGCGGGTCGGTGAAGACCATATCCACCGGCTCGCCATCGAGAACCCGGTCGTAGCTCTCAGCCACGGTGGAGTCGCCACACAGCAGACGGTGGCCGCCCAGCAACCAGATGTCGCCCGGGCGCGAGACGGGTGTCTCTGACACGTCGGGCACCGCATCGTCATCTGTTTCGCCTTCGCCATCCGGCTCGTCGCCCGCCATCAATTCGGCAAGCGCATCGGCATCGAAGCCGGTCAGCGACACGTCAAAGTCGTCGTCCTGCAGTGATGCGATCTCGATGCGCAGCATCGCGTCGTCCCAGCCCGCGTTCTCGGCGATGCGGTTGTCCGCGATCACCAAGGCCCGGCGCTGCGTCGGGGTCAGGTGGTCGAGAACCACGACTGGCACCACCGCCAGCCCAAGCTTCTGCGCAGCGGCAAGCCGTCCGTGACCGGCGACGATCACACCGTCGCTACCGGCAAGGATTGGGTTGGTGAATCCGAACTCGGCAATCGAGGCAGCGATCTGCGCCACCTGATCGTCCGAATGGGTGCGCGCGTTGCGGGCATAGGGCAGCAGCTTGGCGGTCGGCCACTGCTCGATCTTGTCGGCAAACCACGAGGCGGTCATTGCGCTACCTCCGTGGTGGCCAGACGTTCACTGGCGACGTCATCGAAGGATTGGCCGGTGGCCAGCAGCGTGACGGGCACGCCGGGGTGGTTCTGCTGGAAGCGCTTGATGGCGACGTCCACGTACTCCGGCGCGATCTCCACGCTGCGACACACACGACCGGTGCGCTGAGCGGCCAGCATCGTCGTGCCACTGCCACCGAAGGGCTCGAACACAACGTCGCCGATGTCCGAGTAGGCCTCGATCACGAACTCCGGCAGCGCCACCGGGAACACGGCCGGGTGGTCGATGTCCTGACCGATCTTGCCCTTGTGGCGCATCACGCGGATCACCGAGTCGGGAATCCGGGTGTCCTGCGTCGGCTGCCCCTTGTGCGTCCAGCCGCCGACCTCGCCGTCCTTGCCGCGCATCGCCGTGGACGAGCCATCGGCACGCAGGTGCGACTCCTGGCCCGCGTGCTTGCAGGGCACGATCTTGTTGGGCTTGCGGCTGGCGCGGTTGAAGTGAAAGACGAACTCGAAACTCGGCGCAAAGCGACCAGCCCAGTCTCCGGGCATCCCCGGCCCTTGATCCCAGACGTACCACGCGAAGCGCCGCCAACCCTGCGTGCGCATCCAGCCAAGCCACGCATCCCAATACGGGATGACTTCGTTGTCGCGGTGGATCAGCCCGAGGTTGACCAGCACCTGCCCGTTGTCAGCCATTGGCACGTTGGCAAACACGCCGCGCATCAGGCCATCCCAATCCTTGAAACCGCCGCTGGTGTAGTCACGCTGGTTGCCGTAAGGCGGTGAGGTGAAGCACAGCCGGGCCGCATGGCCCTGCATCAGCGTGGCGACAACGGTCGTGTCGGTGGCGTCGCCACAGATCAGACGGTGGGAGCCGATGGCCCAGACATCGCCGGTTCGGGACACCGGCACCACAGGGGCATCCGGCACATCATCAGCAGCGTCCGGCTCGTCGGCATCTGCCTCCTGATCGGCGTCATCGGTTTCCACCTCGTCAGCGAGCAAGGCCTCGATCTCGGCATCCTCGAAACCGGTCAACGCAAGGTCGTACCCGGCCTCGGACAGCTCGGCCATTTCCAGCGCCAGCATCTCCTCGTTCCAACCGGCGTCGAGCGCCAGCCGGTTGTCAGAGATGACGTAGGCACGCTTCTGGGTGGGTGAGAGGTGCGCCAGTTCGATGACCGGTACCTGATCCAGCCCGAGCTTGCGCGCGGCGGCCAAACGACCGTGGCCCGCGATGATCCCGTTGTCGCCGTCCACCAGCACCGGATTCGTCCAGCCGTACTCGACGATGCTGGCGGCGATCTTGGCCACCTGCTCGTCAGTGTGCGTGCGTGGATTGCGGGCGTAGGGGATCAGCGCCTCGACCTTGCGGTACTCGACGTTGAGCGTGTTCAGAATCGGTTCCTCGAAAAAGAAAACCCGCCGACGGCAAACCGTGGGCGGGCTCGTGATGGGTGCGGACTGGGGTGGGTGCAAACTGCAAACCCTGCAAACCTTGGTTTGCAGTCGGACGCTAGGCGAATGCCGCGCTCGCGCCCCCCGCATTGCGATTTGGGAACGAAGGACCCCTTTTGCCTGGGCCTATTGCCAAGCGCTCGGCCTCAACCGTCACCGCTGTCCAGAAGATAGCCGAAATACTACCCCCGACCGGGCTGTTTTGTTGCAGAACTGCCGGGCCTCGAAACGGACAAGCAAGGCAAAGCAGGGACAAGCGCGGCAAGCATTACCCTAAATTGCCCACGTTTTTGGAAGGCAACCGCACGCCTTCGCTGTTGAGGTTCGCAGCCACGATCTCCATTGCCCTCTGCCAACGCCGCCACGCCGTCGTCCGGTCGCAGGCAAAGCGAATCGTGATGTCCCTCCAGCCGTAGCGCTTGGCCCGCATCCACACGAGATGGCGCTGCTCGACCTCGAGCCACTGCACCCAGCGCATCGTCTCCAGCATCCGGTCGATGGCCTCGGGGCTTGGTGGGAAGGGTCGGTACACCTTCTCGTCGGCAGCAAAGGCTTCCCACTCCTTGCGAACGAAGGCGGGCCAACAATTGAAGTAGCCCTGCACACGTACAGGGGGCAGGCGTCGTCCGGTGGTGGCGGCCTCTTCGAAGCGTGCTGCCACGTCGTCGCTTGTCCACTCAGCCATGACGCGTCCCTCCCAGCCCGTACAGACGTTCACCAATGCGTCGCACGATCTCGCGTTCGATGAAGTCCAGACGGTCGTCGGACGCGTTGACCACCAGGATGTGTTGATCACGCCAGCCACGTTCCTTGATGACGTCCAGATCGGTGGCTTGTGGCTGCAGCCGACCAAGGGGGCAGCGGTATTGGGGTGTCGGAACCTTCACGTCACACCTCCTGCGTCTCGACTGCCCAGTGCAGCAGGGCCAGTGCGTCGGCTTCGTTGTCGTCGACTGGGGTGTGACCACGCTCGCGGACGGACGTGATCATTTCGTCCTTGCCCGCGTTGCCTTTGCCGGTTGCGTGCTTCTTGATCGTGCCGACCGGAACGCCCTGGTAGGGGATGTTGTGATGGTCACACCACGCAGTCAGGTGCCCCATGAATCCGCCGTAGGCGTGCGCCGCGTCAACGCCAGCGTGCCTCCGAACTTCCTCGAAGAACACCGCGTTGATGTGATTGCTGACCGACAGCAGTTCGTTGAGCCAGCGCTTGAATCGAAGGAAACGCATCCCGCCGCCTTCAAATCGCTGCGGCTTGAAGTGCTCCGTGCCGCTGGTGATGGTGCCGTCCAGGTGCTGCAGAGCCCACCCGGTGTGTGTGCCCAGATCGAGGGCGAGGATCGTCGTGTTCATCGTCTTTACTCCGTGTTGGGTGGGCAAGTGACGGATGCGACGGGTTGTCCGGACAAAGTCCTTTACGTGCGCGCACGTGTAGCGCGTCAATCAGGAAACCCGTCAAATCCGTCACTCGCCCGGATTGGTCAGTCATCGCGGTAGGGGTAGGCGTGGCTGTACGGCTTGGGCCTGAGGGCGATGCCCGCGATGGCGCGAGCCCCTCCGGTCAGCCGACATTTCTCGAACTTGCGAGTCGCCATCAGCTCCGAGAAGCGCTTGACCGAGCCCACGTACTCGCCCGCGCGCTCGGCCCATTCGCGCCAGTCGGCGAACAGTTCAGAGACGCCTTCACGGTGGGACTTGGCCAACAGACAGCGTTCTTCGATCCACTGCCCGAGCGCGTCCTCGGCCTCGAAATACTCCTCGGTCGCCGACACCACGCTGGCGGGCGGCTTCAAGCCCTGGCGTTGCCAACGGCTGCAGCCCTCGACGGCCCACGCCAGAATCCCATCGCGCTCCTTGAGCAGCTTCTCGGTCAGCCTACCGTCGCGGCGCTCGGGCGGGATCGTCACCGTGAACGGGATCAGGTGAAGTCGGCGCTTCATCGCCTCGTCGACATTGCGGATCGACGGCTTGTGATTGCCCGCGATCACCAACTTGAACTGCGGCAGATACTCGAAGAAGTCCTGGCGCATGAAGCGCGCGGACACCTTGTCGCCGCCCGTGATGGCCTTGACCTTGGACTCGTTCCAGCGCCGCCCTTGCTCCGTTTCGATGGATGACACGAAGCGTGCGCCGCGCAGGCCTGCAAGATCGGTCGGGTGCCGGTCGTTGCGCGCCTCCATGAACGTGTCCATCGGCGCGTTGGCCGCGTAGTCGCCCAGGATGGTGGTCAGCACGTTGACGAACACCGACTTGCCGTTCGCGCCCGTGCCGTACAAGAAGAACAGCGCGTGTTCGCTGGTAACGCCCGTCAGGCAGTAGCCAACCATCAGTTGCAGGTAGGCCATCAGATCGACGTCGCCACCGGTGACATCCGTGAGGAAGGCTCGCCACGTCGGGCAGGCGCTGTCCGGATTGCCCTGCGGCGTGGCCGTGGTCACCTTGGTCATTCGGTCGTCGCGTCGGTGCGGGCGCATCCGGCCCGTGCGCAGATCGACCACGCCACCGGGGGTGTTCAACGCCCAGACATCGGCGTCCCATTCCTCGGCGGTGGATGCGTGCTTCGGGTCAGAGCGCGCGATCTTTTCAACCGACGAAATCGTGGCGGAGCTGGCCAGCTTGCCCTTGAGCCTCGGCGTGTCCGCTTTCAGCGAGGCGTTGCGGCAGATGCCCCTGGAAAGATGCGACACGTAGAGCACCTGATCGGGATTCCAGCGCACACCCGTCCAGACCAGCCACTTGCCCCACAGGGCACAGTAGCGCCAGTCTTCGCCATAGCGGCGGGTGAAAGCGCTGGACAGGCCATCCTCGGTCGTCCAATCAATGCCCGTCAGCAAGTCTGGCGAAGGCGCTTCCTCCACCGAGCGCATCACCGGCATCCGCTCGCCGACGGCCAGAAAGCCCCCGACATCGAAACCTTCGGGAATGGCATCTGCAGCGTCCCACCCCTCCGGCTTGTCGTCGGGTGGCATGAGGATGGCGACCGAGGTCGCGCCTGCCTGCAAGATCGCCTGCGACGCGCGGTTGGCGTAGTCCCACCCTGGCGCATCGCGGTCGGGCCAGATCAGCACCGTCTTGCCAGCCAGTGGCGACCAGTCGGTCTTGTCGACCGGGGCATTGGCACCGTGCATGGCGGTGGTGGCCACCACGCCGCTGGCGATCAAGGCCTGCGCGCACTTCTCGCCCTCGACCAGGACGACGTGACTGGCCGCACCGATGCCCGGCTGGTTGAACAGCGGGCGCGGCTCAGGCGGGGCCATCTTGCGGCGCTTGGCGTCCCACGGTCGGAATTCCTTTTTGCCTCCCGGTGGGTCATAGCGGTAGACGACGGCGATCAGCTTGCCACCGGCATCGAAGTAGTCCCACTTCGCCGTGGCCGGGCCGAGGTCGTCGACCGGCGCTTCCTTCTTCGCCTTGCGCACTGGCACCGACCGCGACCGCCCGAGCAGATCGGCAGCTTCATCCAGCACGCGAGGGAAATCGGTGTGGACGTTCGCACCGAGACAGGCCGCGATCAGGGCGAAGATGTCGCCGCCATCGCCGGTGGCACGATCCGTCCACAGACCGGCCTTCTCACCTTCCAGCACCACCTCGAGGCTGTCACCTGGACTGCCGAGGATGTCGCCGATCAGGAACTTGCCACGGCGCTTCTTGCCAGCCGGAAACATCGTGGTCAGCACCGACTCCAGTCGCGCCAGCAGATCGGCGCGAATCTCGTCTCGTTCAGATTCCCTGTTGTGCTCCGCAGGTTGGGTTGTGTCGTTGAAGTCGATCATTCGGCTCCCTCGACAGGTGCGTCCGCATCTTGGGAATCACGGCCCTGAACGGCGGTGGTACGTGTGGCCCACGTAGAGAGTTCGGACAGGCGGTAGCGCACCAGACCACCCATCAGGTAGTGCGGAATCCGGTACTTGGTGCGCATCGCGTGGTCGGCGAACCAGTAGTACGGCAGGCGCAACGCGGCGGCCGCCTGCTTGGCATCGATCATCGGCTCGATGCCGGTGGCCGGGGTGTTGTTGTCGGTCATGCTTGTGTTCTCCAGCAGCGGTCTTGCCACGCGCACATCCGGCACTCGAAGTGGGTCGGGTCATTGAAGGCGCGCGGCAGGAGATCTCCCGCTTCGGTCGCCGTGATGACCTTCACCGCCCGATCCGACATGCGCTGGGCCAGGGCTGCGTCAAAGGGCACGGCCTCGGTGTAGATCTCCATCGTGTCGGCGTTGAGCGCCGTGAAGATTGCCGGGTGCTCGTGCAGTTCGAGATAGGCTTGGTAGATCGCCACTTGCGCGGCGTAGACGGGCTTGGCCACGGCGAGCCGGTTCTTCTCCAGCTCGCGCCAGGACTTCATGCCCAAGCACTTGTTTTCCCAGAGCGCCGGGTAGGCAAAGCCCTCCGGGCCATCGACGATGACACCGTCGATGTGGCCCTGCAGACGGCCATCAGCCACGGAGAAGCCAAACTGCTCGCCATCGACCCGGCGGGTACGCAGGTCGAAACCGGCGTCGCGCAGCCACGCGACCATGCAGTCCTCCATGACGTGGCCGCGCTCGAAGATGCGCAGCATCCGGCCCGGGGTGTCCCGGCCGTGATCGACGGGAGCCTTGGCGTACTCAAACTGCAGCGCACGCTCGCAGGCAGCGCCCAACCGCGAGGCACCAAGGTACTGGCGCTCGGACTGCTTGGCTCGGGCCCGCTGCATCCCGGCGTCGACCAGCGAGGTAATCTGTCCCGAGATGCTCGACGTGGAGTTGAAGTCCATCATGGCTTTTTCCCCTTCGGTTCGTCCCAAGGCAGGTCGTCCTCCAGATCGGCGAACGGGTTGGCTGAACTCGGAGTCATGGGATCGGGCGTCGGCGGCATGCCACGTACAGGCGGGTACTTGCTCGCCTCGTGGTGCTCAACCATCGCCTCGGTGTAGCAAGTGACGATGGCGTCGATCACCTGCAGCGCCTCGGCTTCGGAGTAGTTGCCCAGCGGTTTGATGAAACCGATCTCGCCCGCCGCCTCGCCGAAGGACTTGAGGCACTTGCGCATCGCGGCCAGCTCGATATCAGAGGGATCGATCATGGCGACCCCCTTGATGTCGCTGCGACCATCCTTGGCGCGCAGCCAGTTGCCATACATCGCGTGGAACGCGGACTGGCAGCGCTGCGAGCAGAACACCCAGTCGATGGGGTAGCGCCGGGGATCGCCGACACCGTGTCGGTTGTCGGTGTGACCGAATCCCCGGGCCTGTCGTTTGCAGACCCAGCATTTCACGCCCCCTCCTCAAAGTCTTCGGCCAGCAGCGCCAACTGCAGCGAGCCGCCAGCGAAGGCGGCTTCGCAGCGGCGGTCGAAGTCGCGGTAGCAGGTCGAGCTGCGCGCAATGGCGGTGACCGCGTGAATCTGCGTTTCCAGACGGGCGAGGCCCTGATCGGACAGCCACTGGTGGTGCTTTTGCGAGATGCCCTTGCGAGCGCGGATCTCGTCAATCAGCGTGGCGGGCAACACCGGCCCATAGACCCAGCGCTGCGTGATCTGGCCAACAACGTGGGGCGGGTTCTGGTCGTGGCCCTGGTACTTCCAGCCAAACAGCCGGTAGAGGGCGCGGTAGTAGTCCGGGTGGAAGCGGCGCTCCCACGAAGAGCACGACTGGCGCAGCAGCTTGGAGATCAGTTCCTGCAACGCGTCAGGCGCGCGGTGGTACTGGTAGCCCGTCGCCTCGTCGATCAGCGCGACCTCGCCGGTGGTGGCCAGCGCGCGCATGATCTTCATGCAGTTGGGCACGATGCCCTGGCGGGCCTTGTGCAGCGTGCCGTTGATGGCGGCGCTGACCACCGCCGACGCGACGTCCGCAATGATCCCCGCCGGGAAGAACTGCGCCTGCCGACCTGATGGCAACAGAATCGGCTCACGAGTTTTCTCCAATGCCGACAAGGAGTTAGGCGCGAAATCGGCCAGAAACCGGGCAAATCGGCCACCCTTGTGCGTCTCGTGGAAGCCCAGCAGCTTGGCCAGTTGGCGACGAACGTAGCCGCGCTCGCCGCCCTTGAGGACGACGGCCTCGCATTGCAGATCGCCGAAACGCACGACGCCGTAGTGGCTGGCAGTGAGGACGGTTGCATTCATGGCCGTCTCCTCACTGAGCCCAGGACGGTTTGCCCGTCACTGGCGCGCGTTGCGGGGTAGGCGCGGCGTAGGCAGGAGCCGCTTGCGCCGGAGCGCCGGAGTTCCCACCGCCCGGACTCTCCTGCTGCGGCACGCCCTTCAATTTGGCGTAGTCGGGGTGATCGGGCTCGACTGCCAGCTTGACCACGTTGCGGTCTTGGCCCTTGGCGTCCTTCTCGATGTCGACGCGCGCCAGGAACTCCAGACCATCCAGTTCGGCGAAGCCATTGATGCGGCGCGCGGCGGCGGCCTGCGGGCTGTTGTCCTGCGGGTGGACGTTGCGAGCACTGTTGAGCGCGGCGCGGATGAAGCTGCGCCCCATCTGGCCCCAGGTCGGACCCTTCTTCGAGAGAAGTCCGACGTTGCTCCACATCTTGCGTTTGACATGGTCGCCAGCGGTGACCACGAACTCGGCGGCCAGATAGATAGAACCTGTCTCGAACGACTCGGTGGCGTAGCCGCCACCCCAGCCTTGTTCGGGGTCGTCATAGCCACCCGGCTTGATGGTCATGCGCACCGGCACGACGGTGCCCTTGGGGATCAGATCGAAGCCGGATTGCTGAGAGTCGGCGTCATTGAAGTCATTCCATGCGGTCATTGCGATTACTCCTGAGATTCGATGTGTGCGGGGTTGGCGGCGCTGGCGGGCGTGGGAACTGCGCCCGCGCACTTGGCGATCAGCGCGCCGAGATGCGGCGGCTCCAGCAGGTCGAGACGACCGCTGCGGTCTTTGGCCGGGAAGCCGTAGGGATTGACGGTGTGCGTGACGAAGGCGCGGTAGGAGCTACCGTCCTCGGCCTTGATCTCGGCCAGCGTCACGACCTCATCGACGATGCCGGGCAGCTCCAGGCTGGTCTTGCTGCCTTCGATCTGCGGCACGAACACCTTGCGGTTGTAGTCATCGAGGCGTTCGTCGAGGATGGCCACGAACACGACGTTCTTGCCGCGTGCGTGCTGCAGGTGGGTCAAGGCACTCACCATTTCCTGGCCCAGCAGGCCGTAGGCACCGCGCAGATCAGGCTTGCCGGAGCGGTCGCTGGTAGCACCGGGCTGTGTCTTGCACCACGCGAAGCACTGGCGCGACAACTGCGTGATCGAGTCGAGGAAGATGGTCTGGTAGCGGTCGAGCTGCGTCGCGTCGCCGAACTGCTCGATGACGTGGTCGTAGTGCGCCTGCGAGAAAGCAGACTCCGGCGGCAGCGACTTGTCCGGGCCCGCGAGGAACACGAAGAAGTCACGGCTCTCCGGCCACGAGGCCGGAC